CTGCCCCAACAGCGTATTCTGGCGCTAACAGCCAGCTTACACAAGCAATTCAGACCATCTGGTCAAAGGAAATTCTTTTCCAGTCAATGCCTATTCTTCGCTTCGAACAGTTTGCTGTTAAGAAGACAGAACTAGGAGTTGCACCAGGTCTTCAGATCAACTTTATGCGTTACAACAACCTCGGCTTTGCCGGTACGCTTGTTGAAGGCGTTCGTATGGAAACTAAGGCACTAACAGCTCAGCAATTCTCAATTACAGTTGCTGAACACGGTTATGCAATTGCTGTTTCTGAACTCCTACTTAACGCATCATTCGATGACGTAATGGCTTCAGCTTCACGTCTACTCGGCCGTAACATGGCCCTATACCTTGATGGCCAGGCTCGTGACACACTCATGGCCGCATCTTCAGTTATCTACGGCTACGACCGCTCAGGTCTTTCAGCTGCAAATGACTGGTACGGAACAGGTACCGCTGGTACTAGCCGTGCATCTCTAACTGGCGCATTTGACCTCACCACAGGTGTTGTTAAGGACGCAGTAGAGACACTTGCAACAAAGAACATTCCTCGCCTAGGTGAGACATATGTTGCATTCATTCACCCACACCAGAGCCGTAAGCTTCGTGACAACCCAGAGTTTATCGAAGTAACAAAGTACGCAGCTCCAGGTAACTTCATGCTTGGTGAAATTGGTCGTTTGTACGACACAGTCTTTATCGAGACTACACAGATCCAAAAGGTAACAAACGGTGCAGGTTCAGGATACTCTGCAGACACCGCAGTTGCTGCTAACAGCATTTCTTACCCAACTGGTGGAGGTTACACTACACCAATCACAAAGACCGGTAACGGTAATAAGGATCGCTACACAGCTATCTTTATTGGTGACAATGCATTTGGTCACGCAATCTCTCTACCAGTTGAGCTCCGCGATGGCGGTATCCTTGACTTCGGTCGTGAGCATGCACTTGCTTGGTACGCAATCTACGGTCTAGGTCTAATCACAGATCAGTCTGTAGTTCTAGCAGAAACCAACTAATTTAACCCGTTAGGGGGCGGGCCTTAAAATCCGCCCCCAACACAAACTTACAGGAGAATAATAATCGTGGCAAAAGCAAAAGTAACAGACGTCACAGGACGTCAACGCGAAGAGCTAATTAAGCAAAATGCTGAAGCTCTAGCAAAGAGATCAGAAGAGATGTCCATTGCAACTGCAATTGATGCAGTACGCATGGAGACAGAAGTTGTCGATTTGACAGTTCCGGGCGAACCTACTGTTATTGATGAAGTTGAAAATGTTGGGGTTACCTCAGCTGACGACTCAACAGTTATTCGAGTAGCGGAAGATTTGGACTTTGTAACTATCGGTGTGGGTAATCATTACTCTTTTAAATCCGGTCAGAAGTACAAAGTGTCTAAGGCAGTGGCCCAACACCTTCAGGAAAAAGGCTACCTTTACGACAGGCTCTAAGCCTCCACTAGGTTGCCCACTCTGACTAACGCCCTCCTGTCAGAGTGGGCTTCTTATTGTTTACACTGACTAACATTCAAAATGCTTGGATGATTAGATTTACAGATAAGTCGGAGGATTAGTGGCAACGCTTTCAGCTCTTTCAGATAGACTTCGTGCCGAAATCGGAGACATGGGTCGTTCTTTCGTAGAGACCTTTACAGGAGACGGTTCTAATAAACGTTTTCAACTTACCTACGCCCCAATAAATGGGACAAATTTAACAATTAATGTTGGCAGCACTAGCGTAGCCTCTACCGCAATAATAGAAGAAGTTACCGGGATGATACAGCTAGCTGCTGCTCCATCAAATGGGGCAGTAATAACTGTTTCAGGAACTACATTTAAATACTTTACCGACACAGAAATTCAATATTACATAAATACTGCCTTTGTGGATCATGCTCGAAGCACTACAGATTCAAATGGTAGTCGGGCTACATTAATCACACTTCCTGTTATTGATGAGTACCCTTTGGTACTATTAGCTGCCAGCATGGCTTTATACACCCTAGCTACTGACTCAGCTTTTGACATTGACATTATCTCCCCAGATGGCGTATCCATTCCACGATCTGAGCGCTTTAGGCAGCTAATGGAGATAGTAACTACTCGTAAAGAGCAATATAGAGAACTGTGTGTTTTGCTTGGCTTAGGTATGCACCGAATTGAAGTCTTTACGCTTCGCAAGATCAGCCGACGTACTAACCATTACGTACCTATTTATCGCCCACAAGAGATCGATGACCACTCTTTGCCACAAAGAGTTTACCTACCTATGCCAGACTATGGGGATATTACCCCCCCATCAACAATTCTTTCACGAGACATCTCAATGTACTCTGGAGATGACTTTTCTATGCGATACCAGTTTGGCTTTGATCTTACTGGCTTTACCCCTAAGGGACAGATTCGTCTGTATACCCAAGGAGGCTTCGCACAGATTGGCCCCCTATTACTTGCAGACTTTGTTATTACAAAATACTCTGTAAACAACAACAGTGTCGTAGATGGGTTGATTATCACACTTCCCGCAGCTACTACTGCTAACCTACCAAAAACATCCTATTACGACATTCAAATGACTGATTCTTCTGGAAACATTAAAACGTATGCCAAAGGAAAGGTCTTTACAGAAAAACAGGTGACAACTTGACCCCACTTTGGCATGATCACCCTCCAGACATAATTGGCATTATAAATTCACCAGGCATCGTACTTTCAGACCTTAGTATGGGCGTACCGCAACTGGGATTCGTTTATACCCAAAATACCCCCTCCGATACTTGGACCATCTCTCACAATTTAACCTTTCACCCAAATGTTACCGTAGTAGACTCTGGGGGTAGTGTTGTTGAAGGAGAGATTTCTTATCCAACCCCTACTACAGTACTGCTAACGTTTAGGTCTGGCTTTAGCGGAAAAGCTTACCTATCATAAGGAGATAGTAAATGGCACGTAAATTTTTAACCCCAATTGATTTAGGCAAATTAGAATTACAAAATGCCCGTATTCAAAACTTAGCCACTGACCCGGCGAGCCCTGTAACAGGTCAGATTTACTACAACACTGCTTCTAATGAAATGCGTGTTTATAACGGCACGATCTGGGAAGCTGTTGGACTCAATGGCGTAACTGCAGATGCTGCAGAAATCAACATTCTTGACGGAGCAACGCTTACTACCACAGAGCTTAACTACGTTGACGGAGTTACCTCAGGTATTCAAGGTCAACTTGACCTAAAGGCCCCTCTTGCTAACCCGACCTTTACAGGTACGGTTTCGCTAGACTCCACAATCGTATTTGAAGGCTCTACAGCAGACGGTAACGAAACCACACTTACTGCAACTAACCCAACCGCTGACCGCACAATCACTCTCCCCGATGCTAGCGGAACAGTAATCCTTACTACAAATAAGGTAACAGATTTAACAGCACCAACCAGCTCGTTCTCAATGAACAGCCAGCTAATCACAAACGTAGCAGACCCAGTAAGCGCACAGGATGCTGCAACTAAAAACTACGTTGACTCTGTTGCCCAGGGCCTTGATGTAAAAGCCTCTGTTCGTGTAGCAACTACTGCAGCAGTAACTTTATCTACAGACCTTGAGAACGGAGATACTCTTGATGGAGTAACTCTTGCTACCGGTGACCGCATTCTTGTTAAGCATCAGGCAGACGGTTCTGAAAACGGTATTTACGTAGTTAAAACCTCTGGAGCTCCAGACCGTGCTTTGGATGCAAACTCTAATGCAGATGTTACTTCTGGAATGTTTACATTTGTAGAACAAGGAACTGTAAACGGAAATAGCGGCTGGGTATTAACAACTGACAACCCTATTACACTAGGAACTACTGCTCTTACTTTTGCCCAGTTCTCAGGCGCTGGAACATTTACAGCCTCTAACGGCGTTCTTCTTACAGGAACTAACTTCACATTTGCCCCACTTTCCACAGGTGGTTTGCAGACAGCTGCGGGTGGCGGATCTATCAAGCTTGCTACCAACTCTGGTGCCGCTACAGATGCTAATGGGTTTGCTATTGGTGCTGGTAACGGTATTACCGTTGGAGCCAACACAATCTCTGTTGACGCCACAGTAGTAGCCCGAAAGTATTCAACAACACTTTCTACATCAGCTACCTCATATACAGTAACCCACAACTTAGGAACACTAGACGTTCACGTTCAAGTTTATGAAGTAGCCACTGGAGAAGAAGTTATTGTAGATAATATACGTGCTACAACATCCACTGTAACACTTGGTTTTGCATCTGCGCCATCTGCTAACGCCTACAGAGTAGTTGTAATCGGATAATATAAATGAGTACAAAAGCACTAGTACCCTTAAACGTACTGGCTAAAGGCAGCGAGCCTGTTGGCCAACGGGCAGGTGACTTATATTTTGATACTACAACATTAAAATTAAGAATATACGACGGCTCACTTTGGAATGACATTGTTGGTACCGGTGGTGCGGGCCAACTTCAAATAAATGGAGGAACCCCCGCTTCTTTCTATGGCGGAACACCAAATGTGGACGGCGGAATTACGTCTTCTACACTTACAGGATCTTATACAGGATCTTATGACGGAGGAGGTTCGTAATGGCAGTTAATATTCTAATACGCAGGGGAACTGCGGCTGAGTGGACCGCGGCAAACCCAGTTCTCCTTGAGGGTGAAGTTGGTTTAGAAACTGACACTAAGAAGCTTAAAGCTGGAGACGGACTTACAGTTTGGGCTTCTCTACCTTATATCAACCTAACTCCAACAGCTGCAGCCAGCCTTTACGCTACGATTGCTAGCCCAACATTTACGGGAACCGTTAGTGGTATTACTAAAACTATGGTTGGCTTAGGTTCAGTAGACAATACAACAGATGCTAACAAGCCAGTATCCACAGCAACACAAACAGCTCTTGATTTAAAACTTTCTTCAGCAACAGCAGCTTCTACATATGCACCCCTAGCCTCACCAACTTTTACGGGCACCGTTGCTGGAGTTACCGCAACACATGTTGGCCTTGGAAATGTTAATAATACTTCAGATGCTAACAAACCTGTATCAACTGCTCAGCAAGCAGCGCTTGATTTAAAAGCCCCACTTGCTTCACCTATTTTTACTGGCACCGTTTCCTTTGACACTGGTGTTGCCCTTATATTTGAAGGTGCTACAGCAGATGGCTTTGAAACTACATTAACATTGGCAGATCCTACAGCAGATAGGTCTTTAACTCTTCCAAATGCAACAGGAACACTGGCTACACAAGAACATGTAGCAAGTGAACTAGGAACACATGCCGCAGATACAACCTCAGTGCATGGTATTGCAGATACTGCAGACCTTGCAACTAAATCATATGCTGATACAGCAGCCTCTAACGCGGTCTCTACATCCCTTGGTACACACGAAGCAGATACACTATCTGTACATGGAATTACAAATACCGCAGATCTTGCAACTAAATCATACGCTGACACAGCTGTAAGCACACATAGCTCAGACACAACTTCTGTTCATGGAATTGCAGATACAGCAGACCTTGCAACTAAATCATATGCTGATACTGCGGTTTCTACACACTCTACAGATACAACATCTGTGCACGGTATTACAGACACAGCAGCACTTGCTACAATGGCTTATGCGGACTCAGCAGTTTCAACACACCAGTCAGACACAACTCAAGTTCATGGGATCACAGATACCAGCCTCCTTGTAACAATAGCTGGGTCCCAGACCCTTACAAATAAAACAATTACCACCCCACTTGGGTTAGTTAAATCAGATGTGGGCCTAGGCAACGTAGATAACACAGCAGACGCAAGTAAGCCAGTATCAACAGCGCAACAGACTGCCATTGATTTAAAAGCTAACATCGCAAGCCCTACATTTACAGGGACAGTTTCCGGCATTACCAAGTCTATGGTTGGTCTTGGAAACGTTGATGACACAACAGATGCAAATAAGCCAATTTCAACAGCAACACAAACAGCGCTTGACCTTAAAGAAACAGTAGCAAATGTTGCTCTCAAGGCCCCACTTGCTTCACCAGCACTTACTGGCGTACCAACTGCTCCAACAGCAGCAGCAGCAACTAACAC